AGTCGGACCCCCGCCTAGGCTAGCCTCCATCAGCTGGCGGCGCGGGTCCGACTGCCCCAGGATATTCAAAATTGCGCTACCGAAACCGCCAGCCATGTTAACCTCTTACCACAAAGAACCGGTGCCGCTCGGCTCGCGACCGTCAGAATATGAACCTTCGGGGCGACCGCTGTGCTGCCGCTCCATTTCCGCCACCGAACCGGCACCGCCAGTGCGAGCCGCGTACAGTTCAGCGCCGCCAGTCGGGTTCACATTGACGAACCGACCCGACGGGTCAAGCGCGTAGGTGTACCCGTTGGTGCCTTTTAGCGTGGTGCCAACGTTGTATTGGGTGCCAGTGGACGACCCGGCGACACTTACCCTCGGCGCGACGCCGCGTACAACGTTCCCCATCGTGAGTCCCGGAATGGGTGGACGCGCCTTTTCGCCGGGGCGACGCATTCCAGCCCACGGGTCAGCATTGGGGTCGTTGGGGATTGCAAACCCAAGGTCGTCCTTCTTGGGATCGGGGTTCATCCCATTGAAGAATAACGACCGGGAAGTTGCGCCCCAAGGGGCATAGCCGCCCTTTTTGGCACCGTCCTGCGCCGCAATGGCAGCTAGGTCCATCGATGACGGAATGTTGCCGCCAATCGGGGGGCCGATCATCTGGGTACCCATCCGCGCGCCGATTGAACTCGTCGCCGCGCCGGGGTTCAGCGCCAACGGGTACGGATTACCCGGCGCGAGGCGCTCCTCGGGGCGTCGGAACGACTCCACCTGCGACATAGTCGGCGCGGCGGACATCGTATCCGCTTTGAACGCTTCATTGGCCTTGCGCGCCGCTGCCGGGGCCTGCAAAAAGCTGTATACGTCCTCGAGCATACCCATATTACAACCCCAATCCGAATGAAAGCATGCCCATGATCAACTGCGCCGGGTCGAAGGTGGACGGAGTTTTGGTGGTCGATGTGCCGGAAGTTGACGTGTTGTAGGGAGCCATGCCGAGAGCCTGCATACGAAGGTTCAGGTCGTCGATGGCCTGATTGCGCGGGCTCTCGAACTGCTGAACAGTGTCGTCCAGCTTGGACTGCGCCATCGACTGGTCGACGTTGGCCCCCGACATGAGCGCCTGAATGGTCTTGAGGTAATTGGACGTCTGCTGGTCGCCCGTCGAAAGTAGGCCCTGCCCAGCAGACATGGAGTCGGCCCGCTGGTTCGTCATGGCGGTGTCGTACCCTTCCTTTCGGAGGGCGCTGGACAACAGCCCGGCGTTTTTGGTCGCCTCAGAATTGGTGATTGCGTCAACTACTGACGCTCGATCACCGCCGAAAGCACGCGCCTTGGTCGCGGCGTCGGCGTTGGTGGAGATAGCTTGCAAGCGCTGATCTTCCAGGGCGCCGAGGGATTTGGACTCCACCTCGTCGAGCCACGGGTTCATGTACGACGACACGCGGGACTGGACCTTGGACGGGTCGTTCATGTCGGAGAAAATCGACCCTGCCTGCGACGTTGCAACAGACCCCGCCCCGGCGTTGTCCTTGATGTACGACAGCGCCTGCGTCATCGTGGGCGTAAAGTCGGCGACGCGCGTGCCAGAGTACTGAGGCAGCCCGCCAATACGTACTGACTCGTCGTAGTTTGACTTGCCCGCGTTGTTCACCCACGCCGGCAACTCGGTTTTGTTGACATTCGTCGTAGTAGTCTTCCCGCCGCCGCCCATTACAAGGTCCTTACGTAGACTGATGCGCTGCGTTTCCAGCCGGGGGTCATCTGTCCCTCCCAGCCAAGGCGCGCGATGGTAGAAATCATGTCGCACTGGTTCGACTTCGCGAAGTCAACCACGACGGGCTGCAATTTGAGGACACTCGCCATGTCACCCACCGCGATCAACACTTCCAACACACGCTTGCGTGGGTAGTTGGCGATCTGTGTAACAATCCACGTGCTACCATCGGTGAAGGACTGCATTTCGCCGTCATCGATCGCCTGCAGGATATCGTCCAGAGTATACAGACCGCCGAAAGCGGCCAGCATGTCGTCGATGCGTTCGCGGAGGTCCGTCAACTCAGCCATCAGATACCTTTGTGGACGTGAACGCCCCAGTATTGTCGACGCCAACCGACCAGATGCCTCCATCTGGGTCACGGAGAAACAATTCTCGTCGTACCTCATTGTCTGGGGTGCGCTTGTCGAACTGCCGACCCATGAAGTCGATGACATCCTGCATCTTTCGCGTTTCGGGAGGGTCCTTGAATTGCGGGGCGGGGGGTGTCCTCACGGTTTAACCCCTCGCGGCGCTGCTGATACTTGAATAGGACCGACGCCCCACGGTAGCACGGAACCCCCTTCATAGTCAATCCTCAGCCGGAAGTCCCTGCCGACGACGCCAAAGTCGACAGCACCATTGGCCTGCAAACGACGCTTCGGGGAGTAAACCTCATCATCCGGCGTGCGTCGAATTCGATACGCGAGGCTGAAACGCAGGGCGGAATACTCCCCCTCAACCTCCGGGAAAATTTGGTTGACCTGCGTCATCACCCCGCCGCTTTTCAAGTTGACGACGTAGCTTTCGACCCACGGGTTTTCCGGAGCGTCGGGGTATTGCTGTCCGGACTCGTGCTGATACACCGTCATGCGATCCGCCATCACGGGGAACGTAGTGAAGTTCGCAGAGAAGCCTGCCGACCGGCTAACTTTGCCCATCGACCACCAACGTGAAGTGGGCTTGTAGCTGAAAATGGCCACCATGTCGTTGTGGTCGCTTTCGCCGGACGGGAAAAAGAACCAGTACTCCCCATTTTCCGTCATGTTGACGGCAGCAGCAGTAAAGCGGGCAGTGGTCCAGTTGATCAGCCCGTCGATCCAATCCCAAATGTCGCACTGGATCGGTTCGATGCTGGTGCCATTGAAGTAGTAGAAACCGGACTGCGCCGCCCAGATGCTGCCCGACAGAGCGCGGACCAAAGTCTGCGCCGAAATGGGGGTGACACCCTCGCCAATCTCGTCGCCCTTTTCAAAGATGTAAGGCAGGCCGATGTAACGCGTAACGTACGCGAGTTTGGTGGTGAAGAACAAGTTTCCCTGCTCGCCGATGTTCAGTGCGGCAACGATCGGCGCAGCGGGTTCCACCGGGTACGACCCCGCTTTCGACGTAAGGCCGGGGGTCCAGTCCTCGATGTCTTCCTGATCGCACCACTGCTGCTTGTTGAAAACACCGCCAGCACCGAAAAGGATGACGAACCGTTCCGGGGTAACGACGAACGTCGTGTTATTCTCCGGCGCGTTCGGCACAACCTCGGACGGGTCGGGGGTCAGCGTCGGCACCCACCGAAGTAGCCGACCATCTGCCGACGACATGGCGAGCAAATCTTCACCCCAGTTGTCGAGCTTGAACACCGGGCCAGCTTCTTTGCGGTTGGGTACGGTGTCGCGCGGCGTTCCATATGTGTCCTCGTTGTAGGTGTCGTCGCCGTAACCACCTGTCGAACCGCCGCTCGCATATTGTTGGATGGCGGGCGTCGGGGAAATATCAAACAGATCACCGTCGTGCTCAACGTACAGGAACCCGTCACAAAGATACGCCGTCCACAGGTTCTTGGAGTTGTCGAACCATTGGTGGATGGCGCGAACCCATGTCGGCGGGGCCGTGTAGTCGAACCGCTCCCACCCGCCGATTGGGGACATTTTACCATTGTCCCACCGGACGAGGTTAGCTTCGCGCCACGACAGCGAGTTCTTCGCCTTCGAAGCTTCGTAAGCCACCCCGTCTGAAACAGTGAGTTCGTCCGGTTCGATCATGCTACGCCGTAAACCTTGATGGTGCCGTTGTCAAAGGTGTTTGTAGACAGGCTAAACCTGATCATGTTTACAACAGCAGCGGTGTTAGTTTGTATGACTATACCGACGTTCGTTGTGCTAGAAGCGCCCTCGTTAAAAAATTGCTTCGCAAACCACTTAGACCCGGTGGCAGCGATGTTGACGTTGTATATGGTGATCAGCCCCGTGTACAAACTGGCAGCGCCAAGGGCCGCTTCCACAACTATAGCAGTGCCGTATGCCGCCCCAGCAGTAGAGCTTAATTCAAGACGAAAGTCCGCCGTACCAGACGTGTTGCTGACGTTGAGTACTTCACACTCTAGTCGCGTATAACCAGCAGGAATGGCCAACGTCTGATTGGAGCCAGACATAGTCATGGTTCCAATGAGCACCCTGCCGGCTGCTGCCCATGAACCGTCGTCTTTCAGGAAGTTACCGTTAGCGCCGCCCGACGACGGCACAAGACCCTTGAGCGACGTGGTGAAAGTGTTGAGTAGCGCAGTCGCCTGCGTCGCCGTCAAGTCCTCCGGGTCGCCCGTGCCAGCCGTCGTGCGGCCCTTGAACGTCGCCGTCGCCATGTTGGCGAGCTTGGCGTTGGTCACCGAGTCATCAGCGAGCGTCAGCTGCAACTGAGTATAAACGATTGCGGTAGTTCCGAGCGTGCCGCCCGCATTGGAGGTACAAATCCAAAGCGTGTCAGCGAGCGTCGTACCCTCTTGGACGACGATCAACGAACCGGGGTGTTCGTTGTAGGTGTCGAATTCCGACGAACGCGCCGGAGTAACACCGACCACATAAACGCCATTCTCGGCCGGGGCGGTCTGCGACTTGACGAGAACAAGGTCACCGGTAGCGAGGGTAACGCCGTCAATAGCGTCGCCGTTGTTAAGCGCCGTGGCGATGGTAATGTTGGCCGTAGTCGCGACGCGAGCAGTGCCGCGCTTACCGACGTTCACGGCAAGGTTGTCGACGTACTGCTTGGTGGCGGGCTGCAACGCCGCAGCGGGGTCGGCGGCGAGCACCAAAGCGCCCGTCATCGTGCCGCCCGACTTGTCTAGCTTGCCGAACAGAATGGTGTCGACACTATCGAGGTCCGCGTTGAGTTTGGTGCCCCAAGTATTGTCGGACGCACCGATTTCCGGCTTGATGAACGAATAGTTGGTAGTTGTAGTGTCAGCCATTCCAGCCCACCGGAGTTACAGGAACCCACAGGTCACCGCTTTCGGCGATCTGGCTCCAATCTGCGCCATCGATAACATTGTCGTCCCAAAGACGACCGGACCAACCGTCCGCCGAAAGTGTGACGGGTACGTTGAAGGAAGCTTCCGCGCTCAGCGCAAATGACCCGCGCCCGCGCAACTCCACGTGTATTCCAAGCTCCGCCGCGCCGACCACTAGCACGGATGCCGCGCCCTCCAGCAGCACCGGAACACCCAGTGTCGCTGCGGCGTTGATCGGATGGATCACGGAAGCGTCGGCGTCAAACGCGATGGGCACCGAAAGGGAACCCTCAGCAAAAATAGAAAGCTGCGCAGCTGCAAGAAACTCGACGCCGACACCAAGGTCAGCAGCGCCTAAGCGATAGTCGACACCGCTGTAAACGTTGCTGCCGTATTTTTTGGTGCCGTACTTGACGGTCATTACACGTCGTCCGTTGTCACAACGAGCGTACCCGCAAGGAAGCGGAACACGTCGTCCACGGTTACCGTCTTGCTGGCGTTCAGCACCTTGCCGCCTTTGAAAGTGCCCGCCGTCGACGCGGTCCAGATACCGAAGTGCGTGACGATACCCCAGTCGACGGTGCAGACGGGGTATTCAATCGTGGCGTCGTTGGACGCCTCCGACGGATTGCCGCCCGAAATGGTGTAAGCGCCGTAAGCCTGCCGCACATAAGCGCCGCCCGCCACTTCCGACGCCCCGGTGTTGCCGGGGTCGCCCGTGTGCAGCGAAATGTACCGCCCAGTAAGCAGGGCGTTGAGGACGTCGGCTTCGCCAGAAGTGGAAAGGCCCATCAGCCAAAACTCCCTGTGCGGCGGGCAATGGTGCCGCCTTTGGTCAGACTTTCGATGTAGTTGCTGTTCAGCTTGGCAACGGCCGACGTAAATCTGTCGCCCCAAGGAACAGACGGGTCCACCATCGCGTCCATCGCGAAGAACATCGTACCGGAAACCAGCACTTCGAGGTACTTGTTGGCGAGCCAGCTGGGGTTCATCGCGTCGTTGGTGAGCGCCGGAACGTCGCCGAAGTATGACAGTTCGATCGACTTGCCGTCGACAGCATCCGGGTCGCCGCCGATCTCGATCCACCGACCCGTCTGCGTGAAGTATTTGCGACCGTCGTTGAGCTCGTAAAACTCCTGACGCGCCTTGAAGCGAAGTGGTTTGCCGTCCGGCCCCCGCACGAAATCCGTCGCCAGCCAGTCGCTGGGAAGCGTCACGCGCCGTTGAAACAGCGTCGCAGTGTCGATTTGGATCATGTCCGCGATGCGTAGTTCGTTGGACGTCTTGCGCTCACCCTGCCGGATGAACGCGGTCAGATAAGTGTCGGTCTGGACCTCGGGGTCCAAAAATCCGGTGTAGCCCCGGATAACCGCGATGAACTCGTCCAGCGTCATACTTGGCCCCGCCAAACCCTAAAAGGGTCGTTTTGAGGGTCGTTGAGCCACCGCTTCCAGCGCTCTTCGTCCCAGTTTTCGTGTATCGATTGCTCGTACACTGTCATGGGAACCCGAGCGACCAACTTGTTGTTGGACTTTACCGGGTGAAGCTCTCGGTCGCGCTGAACACCAGCGAGAATTTCGTCTAGGTTGAGCTCCGTATTAACCCGGATTACTCCGGGCTCCGCGTCATCGGAGGTCATCGTGCGACGGACTCCGAAACTATCACGGTATACTAGACGATGTTCCATGCTACCACGTGCCGGGGTTCACGTCAAGAACCCATGCCCTTCCCAAACGTTAGAGTAAACACTGCGATGACTATCGCCGCAACCACGGGGGTCGCGGCGGTCCACATAATGCGCGTCCAAGTGCTTCTCAGCCCGTCGATATCTTCACGTACGCTATCGACGCCTTTCTTGAAGCCCTCGTTCATCGTGTCAAGGCGCAACATCAACGCCTTTTGCTGCTCCTCAGCCCTGACGTGATCGAGCATGGTTTTTACTTGCCACTCCTCGATATCGCGAAGGCTCCTGCCTTGAGCACGCAGAGTCTCGATGACAGCTGAAATTTGACGGGCGGCATTTCTGGCATCCCTTTCCAGCAGCGAAAGTCTGACGGTAGTCGACAACGTCTTTTGGGTCTTTTCCGACTCCATATCGACGTCATCCTCCATTCTATCAAATACTTCGTCCGACATCGAGCCCCCGCTCAATATTGTGATTAACGGCCCAGATTGCGGAAAATGTCGAGCAGCGTGCCCAATGACTTCTTGGCCTCTTTGCTAGCCTTCACCGACGTAACAGCGGACTCCTTTACCGACGGAGCCATGTCCTTGACGGGAAGGGCCGGCCGGAACCACGCCTTCCACATCGCGTAGACCACCGGCGCGACGGTCGAAATCGCCGTGACCACCAGAAACGTGCCATTCATGATGTCGTTCGCGGCCTTTACAATCTGTTCCAGATCGGTGGCGCTAACAACGCCGGCCGTGGTCAACACCGCGCCGAGGATGGCGACGCCGTAACGCAGCGTAACCGCCAGCGTGGTGTTGTTTCGAAGCTGCTTCACAAAATCCATTCACACTCTCCCGTAGGCCGCAGCCCTGTTGTAGTTGACCCAAGCACGGTAGCCGAGATAGGCGACACCGACAAGCGCGGCAGCACCGATACCGATGATAAGCGCTTGCTCAAAAAACGACATTGCGTTGGGCACTGCTGTTGGCACCACAACAGCACCGCCAGCCGGTACAACCGTGCCGCCCGCAGTGCCCGCTTGTGCGTTAGCTGTCTTTTTCGCTGCTTCTTTTTCCTGCCGGATGGTTTCCTGAACCACGGGGATCGGCTTCTTCATGGACTCCAACGCCCACTTAACGCCCGTAGCCTCGATTGCAGTGATGCGGCGAACCCACCCCTTGCCGAACACCTTGAAGGTCGACAGGCCGTGGACGAAACTGGAGCGCTTAGCACAGATGCGCTTCACAGTAACGGTGTGGTCGTCGGAACCGATGGACTGTTGGAGCCATTTTTTGCCCCGCGACACCCCGGAGTTGACCGAAGCGTCGTACACCGAAAGGTCGACGCCCGGGAACAAACGCTCGCAGTTTGCGGGGTCCCAGTAGTTTTCCTTGTAGATTTTGTCGGTTTCGGTGTCCGTGATCGTGCGGACTTGGCGCAGCGGCAGACCGTTGTCGCGCAGCCATTTGTGGAACACAGCCTCGGTGATGCCGTTCATAGTCTTGCCACCGGGATCGGAGGGGTGGTTGGCGTAACCGCCTTCCCACTGGCGGGTTACTACGTTACAACGACCGAAACCACCGGTTGACATGCTGCGCTCCAAGATATGGTAAAGCCCCGGCGCAACACTGCGCCGGGGCGATGTCCCCCGAAGGACTCAGTAGCCGATAACGGCGCCCTGCTTCACGCCGTTGAAGAGCACGTGCGCCATCGGCTGGCGCATTTCAATGCCCCACTCGGTGAGGATCATGCGCGTCTCGGCGTCGCCGATACGGGCAAGCGGGTACTGGCGGAAATTGCGGAAGAACGCAAACGCCAGATAGTCGGGGTCGAGCAGCAGAGCCGTGTCGGTGGCGATCCAACGCGACGGCATCACCCGGATGCGGCCGAAATCGGTCGCGATGATGTCGACGGTGGCAATGACCTCGGTTTTGCCGACGAGGACCTGCGTGGTGTCGCGGCCCTTGAAGGTCGAGACAGTGCGCTTGATGGCCGGGGGAACGATGAGCACATTCGGCTGAGCGCCGTTGTTGTACGCACGTTCCATGGCGTCGCCCAGAAGCGACTCGGACATGGCGACCTGATTGCCGGCGGCGACAGCAGCGAAGGCATCGGTGGAAACCAGCGGGAGACCCGTGGTGTAGCCGATAACTGCATTGCCGGCGACGTTGTTGCGGTCCTTGCCGCGAGCGATGAAGTGCGCGATAGCCTCGGTGCGGCGGGCGGTGGCATCGTCACCATCGTTGCGAGCCTGACGGCCCGACGCGATGGTTTCCATGTCCGACTTGAGCACCTTGGACTTGAGGGCCATCTGGTGGCCCATTTCGCTGCCCTTGCCCGCCGCATCGGAGGCTTCCTGCGAACCGGAGACGGTGGCGTCGCGCTTCGAAATCTGCGTGACGTTCGTCAGACGGATCGTGGGCTGGCCAGCGGTGCGAGCAAGCTCGAAACCTTCGATCTGGGCATTGTCGGAGTCAACGACGGGCAGGTTTTCGGTCTGCCAGTCGAACTGCCGCGCCTTGGCGTTGCGGCGACGGGACATCGACATGATCGGAGTGTCGAACGGGTCGATGTTGTAGATGGCGTTGGACAGGTCCTCGCGGTTGCCAACGACACCATAAGTGGTCAGAGCATTGGTGACTTTCGCCACGGGTTATCTCCTACGGCCTCGCGGGGCCGAACTGATGATGTTGGTGAAGACCGACGCGGCTTGTTCGATGGAGGAACCTCCCCCCATCGGACCGCCGACGCGATCCGGCTGGCTCCGCCGAGTGCCTCTCTGACCGGTGGCAACCCTTCCCGGTCCAGGCTTCGGTGGTGTTCTCCCCTTGTTGGCCTTCGGACGAGCCGCCGTAATGCGGTCGTACTTGGAGGCTTTCAGCAGGACGCTCAGGATACGGGAGTCATATACCTGAACGATTTCCTGATCGCTAAACCCGGCCGTTTTCATCGTCCGAGCCATCGACGCGAGGTCCTTCTGCTTGGCTTCGGCGCCTTTCGGCCCGCGCCAATGAGGGTTCATCGTGTCGAATTTCTGCTGTTCGGTCTGAACAAACCGACCGAGCTCTTCCTGATCCTTGGCCGCTTGCTCTTTGTTGAGCGTATCACGACGTTCACGAAATTCTTTGACTCTGCCCTGCAGTTCGTCGAAAGACTTCTGCATGCTCCGAGCCTTGGCGGGGTTCTCGGCAAACAGCTTGTCCCAGTCGAGGTCCTTGGGCAGAATGGACTCGAGCGCACTTTCGAGGTCCGAAACAAGCTCGTTGGCGCGCTGACGGGTCGCAACGACGTTGCGCGCCTCGTTTTGCACCAGCTGCGACGCCTCGTTGAGACTGTTGAGGCGCTGATGGAACGTATCGGTGCGAATGTAACCGCTGAGGGCTTCCCGCATCGTCACTTCGCGTTCTTCGCCGTCGACGGTGACGATGACCTTGCGCTCCAGCGCTTTGTCGTTCAGACGGAGCGGTTCGCCTTCATCGGCGTCGTCCTCTTCGTCCTCGTCGTCCTCGTCGTCCTCGTCGGGGTCCTCTTCACCCTCGTCGTCTTCGTCGGGACCCTCTTCGCCGTATAGAATTTTGTCGAGATCGTCCTCTTCGTCTGCCTCGGACTCAGTCTCCTGCTTGCGGGCGCGACGCTGGGGGCGTTCCCCCTCCTGCGGGGGAACATAACCCTCCGGGTCGGTGTCGTCGCCGCCGCCTTGGGGTGGGGACTCGTCGTCCACCTCGACACCCTTCAAGGAGTTGCCAAAGAAATCGTCGACAGTAGCAGTCTCGCGCGCAGGGCCATTGGCCGGAGCGTTTCCGATTGCCTGATCGAATGCCTGAGCGGCTGTATCGATACCGGACATTGAGGACTAACCTTTCCTTCTGTTTTCCATCCGCACTTGGGCGGCGACTGACCCGATTTCTTGAACCACTTGGTCCAGAACCTGCAGGCTAGCATGGGAATTCACCGCAGTCAAGCTGTACACGGGTTCCTGACTGAGGCGTTCCACGTGGAAATTGCGGACACGATCCGTGACGCGTTTCCACAGCGGATTGTTCATGAAATCGACAGCGCTCGCAACGATTTCATCGCGAGTCGCCGGATCGAGGCCGTCCAATATGTTTTTCATCACTCACTCGGTGTGTTGTAGGACTCTGCCTTGGTAGTCGCCGCCTCGAGGTCCATTTCGGCGGTGGCGAACTCTGCAAGAATGCCGAGAACGTCGGTAAACGCTTTGGTCTGCATTTTGTCGCGGTCCAGATCGTCGCGCATGTTGGCTTGACGGGCATCCTCGTTGACTTTCGCCGTAGCCTCGACCACTTTGGCCTTGCTCTTTTCGAGTTCCGCCTGCGCGAGCAATTCCTCCGGCGACGGCTCGCGGGGAGCACTTTCGATGGCCTGCTTGAGTTCCGGTGTAATTTCGCCGAAATAACGGGTCACGTTCCGGATGTTGGCGATGGACAACATGTCGACGATAGTATTGCGGATATTCTCGACGCCGACGAAGCCGTTGTTGAGGCCGAACTTCTGCACAATGGCGTACTGGGTATCGCGGATATCGCGGAGAGCCATCAGCCGGGTCATGTCGTTGCCCTTACCCAGCGCCGGGTTGACTTTGACCCGCATGCCGGGGTCGAAGGTGGACGGGTTAACCTCGACCCATTCACCGCGAACCAAGAACGTTTCCGGCTGGTTCTGGTTGTTGATCACCTCTTCCAGCAACCCCTTGTACATGGGGGCGAGGCCAGTCTCTGCGATGACGCGGGCAATCAGTTCAATGCGAGCCTGTGCCGCCGTCGCGATAAGGTCGATGCCCATCACCGCCGTCGACTGCAGAGCCTTCGGATCGATACCCGACGACATCTCAGAAATGCCGGTACGACGCTGGCGGATCAAGTCAACTTCGGACTTGACAGCGAAAGCGTCCTTCCCCACAAAGGGGATGATAATGGGGAAGACAGCGTTATTGGGGTCGCCCTTGGTGCGGATGATCGCCCCAAGGTCCTCGTTCATGGCATCTTCGATGTTCGTCAGCGTCTCGTTGACTGCCGTGCGGGGGTTGATGGACTGGGCAAGGCTGTCCAAACCACCCCGAACAAGGTTGGTGTTGATGCGCTGAATGTCTTTGGCAAGGTCTGCCAAAGCGTTGCCAATGAGGGTATGCTGCCTCGGGCTCGGGCTGAACACCGAGTACTGACGGCTCGCCACCGGCACGTCGTCGACAATGAAGTAGTTCTGGCCGAAAACCGTGATGTGGCGGAGTTCCGGAATAAAGTCGCCGTCGCGGTCGATGCGGATGAAGTACCGCCCGACGCGCACTAGGTCGTTCGGAACGTCCTTGCCGATTTCCGAGTATGGGTTGCGCAACTGTACGTCGACGGAGTACGGACGATCCTCCCCGGCGAACATGAGACACAGTTCCGGATCGAACCCTTCGGCGATCAGATCGCCGGCCCGAACATATTCCTCGCGACCGATCAGGTCCGCCGTTTTCACCGACTTGGCGTTGCGCGACACCCGGAATTCCTCCGGGGGCACCGACTCGACACGAAGCTGCGGGCCGACTTTCTGGTAACGAACCGCGACGCTGTCGTACAGCCCGGTTTCGTTGTTGAACTGTTCGTCAACGATCTCGGAGGACGGATTTTCCTCGAGGAGCATCTGCACCTGCTCCTCGGAAATATTGGAGAACGACTGCACCATGACGTCGGCGCGCTGTTCCGTCCACCACGTGATGATACCGATCTTGGTCTGCAGACAGTCTAGCAGAGCGCTGTGCAGCACCGAAAAGCCGTCGTTCTCATCCCAGAACTTGTAACGGATATAGTCGGTGGCCTGCTTCGCCATAGCGTCTTGCTGCTGCGAACGGGCCTGAAAGTCGACGGAATGCTCAGTGGCGGTAAAAATCCGCATAAGCTCCGGCATCACCGCCATAATGGTATCCTGAACATCCGTGGATACCACCGTCGACCGGCTGGGAGCGTCGTCGTCCTCCGGGTTGGTGTTGGACGACTCGTAAGTGCCGTCCGAGTTGCCATACCCCGACATGTTCGGCTCAAGGCCGTAATAATACCGCATGTTTTCTTCGCGGTCGTACTGCAGCGAACTTTCCTCGAAGTCGGCGGCGTCGTCGATCAATGCTGCGACGTCCGCAGCATACGTCTCCAAATCTTCGGGGTAGTATGGAATGCCGTCAAACACACCCTGATTGGACGGGTTGCCCATCGGACCGCCGAGGGCATTGGTAAAGACACGTTCCAGATCGTTTGCCATTTAAGCCAGCCCTTTTAGCCTGCGGCGAAGCCGCCCCGATATGTTTACAACCTTCGAGCCCCACGTCGACCCGATGAAATGGTTCCACGCCACCGACAAGTAACGGTTGCTATCCGCGCCGTGCGACGCCCAGTTGTGCACCGGCTTGCCATTCAGGCCTCGGTGGTAGTTTCGCAGGGCCATGATGAGCGGCGCAGCGTTTTCTTTGTCGATCCACGCGGTTGGGAGAAGGGACCGGACGGCGGTAATTCCATCTTCGACGCGGTGGGACGGACACACGCGGATATCGCCCAGTAGCTCGTCGACAATCTCATACCGCGAACGCCCAGTTCCAAGTTCCCGAGCCATGATGTCTGGAGGAAATATGTTGACACCGAAAGTGACCCCGTTCTTTCGAACGTCCTCCTTGAGGATTTCGATAATCTGTGGAAACCCCTTGCCGGTGAAAACCCACACTTTGGGGATTTTGACCTGCTGCCCGGCCTTCTGAGCGCCGATGATGAATGTCTGATCGTGGATGCCGATATCCCAGATAGTGTTGAGCGGCGCAGCGGGGTCGAAAGGTACCTTCCCGATTTGGCCCTTGGCTTCCAACTCATTCATGATATCGGCGTAATACGCACCCTCGACCGGTGCAGCGAATGAACAAAGCATTTCGCGCGCAAACTTGTCGGGGTCCATCTGCCGACGCATTTCCTCGACTTCATCGGGGTGCAAAGCGTCGGTGTCGGTGACGGGGATGATGAAGATGTCCCACTCGTCGGGATTGCGCTCAGCAATCTTCTTTAACTCGTGGAAATGGTCATCGCCGTTAGAAGTGCCCGAAGCAATAAGAAACCCTCGATAATCAGCCAAACAAGGCCGAACAACGCTATCCAGCATATCAGGGTCCAAAAGAGGATACTCGTCAGCGACCGCACCATCGAAGTACAGCCCTCTCATTCGCTGGTAGGCTTGGCCACCACCGTAAAGGTTGATCATCGCTCCGTTGGGGAACGTGGCCTGCAGGTCGCCCTCGGAATACTTCATACCGGGGATGACGCTGGTATAGTGTTTCAAGTAGCCCCAGATAAGGTCTTTGGTCTGGGCAAAGGTGGGGCCGATGTAAGCGTAACGCGGCGGCGGGTAAACGCGCTGGTTCTGCACCGCCGCCTTGATGATTTCGTTGATCTCAGAAACCGACTTCCCGGCGCGTCGATGGGCGACGACAAAACGAAAACGCTTCTTCGACGCATGGACGGGCTTGAAGTGGTTACGCTGAGCATACGGAATGACGATGCGGTTCGTCTGCGTAATGGCAGCACTGCCGAGTCCATCACTCATTCACAACGTGCCCTTCGATAACCTCACCCTCGGACTCCGGGTCGCCGGAAATGCCTGTGCCGTCGTCCCACATAATGACCATGCGGCCCTTGCCAGTTGGGTTGACGTTGACACCGGCCTTGCCGTTTCCGTATCCGCGCGACGTACCGAGATTGGTCAAAACAAACCTCGTCATGCTGTCTTTGCGCCCCGGATCAGCGATGTCGTTGAGCGCTTCATATACGTTGAACTCGGCCTTGTCCAGAAGCTGTTCTTTAGCCTCTGACTGCTCGCGCTTGAGGTATTCCGACTTGTCGATGAACTGCCGAAGGCGCATCGACGTAATTTTCAAGATAGCAGCGGCCTCAGTTACGTTGCCGCGCGTCATCCAGAGCGCTGTGCGACACTCTTCGGTGTCGAGCGGAATTTCTGCCGGGCGAATATCCCACGGGCGAGTTGGGAGTGGGATAAGATCGCCCGGCAGACCGTCCATAGGTTAGTCCTTCTGGTGCTTGCGCAGGATGCGGCCCAGAACACGCAGGTCGCCGACAGTGACGTGAACGCCGCCGTACCCGAACAGAGTGTACGAGTCGGGCGACGAAGTGGGAAGAAGGTCCAAAGCGAGGTTGGTGAGCTTCTTCATCACCCGGTCGGCTTCCTGCTGGTCCTGCAGCATTTCACCGGACTGAGCGACGCCCGCCGAAAGGCCATCCAGTGCGTCGAGCGCCTCATCGGAGGGCAGCGGGCTCTCCGGCTCGTTGCGAGCGCGTTCGAATTCGGCGTCCGCGATGGACGACGCAGACCGAATGCCAGCGTCAGCAGTCTGGGCGTCGACGCCCTTCAACTCAGCAGCGCGTTCAGCCTGACTGGCGGCTTCCTGCTTCTGCGCGACGCCGTCACCCGGCTTCGGATCGTTGCCAAGGTAGTCGCCGGACGGCTTGGACTCGATCTCGCCCTTCTTGCCGCCAACATCTTCCGAACCGACAACGGCGGCGTTCTTCGGGTCCTGTGTCGCACCAGCAACGTTGGCGTGATCGCCCGGAGGGGTCGCCGGGGAGTTGTCGGTCGTCTGGCTCGCCACCGTGTTCGGGCTCTCGTTGCCCTTGGTCGCTTCCACGCCGCCCTTGCCGGGGTTCTCGTCCGCTTTGAACGGCTGGGGAGAGCCCTGAGCCTGGGTCTCCGGCTTCGGATCGGGCTTCGACGCCTCCGCATCCTTCGGCGTCGGCTTCGCTGCCGGAGAGGTATCCGGCTTCTTCGCTTCTGTCAATTTGGTTCTCCGTGCGCTGGAATGAGTACGCACGGAGAACCCTAGCATGGGGCAGGGACGACGTCAAGCAGCGGGCGAACGGCCCAGCACAACGAGGGTGGCCTTAACCACGGCGTGGAAAATGAAGTCCTTGACCTTCATGCTGTCGGGAAGGTCCTTGTACGGCAAGAAACACGGATGGGTCTTGCGAATTTCGTCCTTGACCGGGCCGTAATGCCAGCCGTCGGCCTCCTTGAACCTCAGCCACGAATTGTGGGAGTCTTCAGGAGTCTGGACCTCTCCGGACCAAATAGCTCGAACTCCGGCTCGGGCTGACTCTTGGATGTGCTCGGAAGCGTCATTCCAAGGCGATTGAGAATTGTCGCCGAGGAGGGCGCAATACGCACGGTTCGCCTCATGGGCGTATTGCGCCGCGTACTCGACGGCCTGATCGGTGGGGCTGAGTTTACTTCTTTCCATTTTTGCTCCATGGATAGTTTGACGCCCATAGCGTCGTTGAGTGCGATCTGCCGGATCGCTTCGGAAACTACTTCATTTGGGTCAGGCGGAAAGTATGACCCCGCCGAAAGGGCGACGCGAATATCGTTGAGGAGACGGGTAGCTTCATCGGCGTTGTAGTTGTAGCGGGCTTCTATTATCGCATGCCGATACGCCCTCGGAAGCGTGGAAAACACTTCGAAGTCGTGCTGTATGTCGGTAGCGATGGGGTTGAAACCGCCTCCGTTAGCGTCCGTCCGATCTTCCATTACGCAGTCAGCGCCCTTACCGCCCGCATCACGGTGTCTTCAAGGGCGGTGCGGGCCAGAGCCATGTCGCGACGGACCACATTTTGCGTGTCCACATCGTCCAAATGCGCGTCACGAACACCGGGGATGCCTTCGATGAGGTTCCAGAGCTCCGTCGCGACATCCTTGATGTTATCGTGATGTTGCACTTCGTCGTTGCTTAGAGCGCGGTAGCGACGGCGGAATGGACCGGTGGCCGTAGCCATACCCTTGGTCGCTAGCCGGGCGTCCGGTGTGCCCTGGAATACATGCGACTGAATTGGGTACTCGGCGCTGTTGGGGCGCGGATTGGTTGGATGAGGCCACCAAACACGGAGCACACCGTTGGTTCCCACCTTGCTGTCGAAGCCTACGTCTTTCAAGTGCCTCAGTAACTTGTTAAACGACTCTACATCGTCCGCCGATGCTTCTTCAATCCCTTTTGGTGAGAAGTGTATTTCTGTGTTGTCTGGGGTTTGGTCCTCCCAGAAGTCAATCAGCGCCTTATGTATGTTCACGTTACCTCTCCTATAAGTTGACACCCGCACAGGTTACCATGCGGGTGTCAGAGTGTCAAGGAGGCGTGGATTACGCGAACGCGAGGCCGGTCGCAGCGGAAATCAGCTGGCCGGGAGTCACCGGAACGAGAACCGGGGTATTCGCCGGAATCCAGATACCGGTATCTTCGGCTGCCGACGCGTCGTAGGTTGTACCGGCGTCGCCAGCCGGGGCGAACGACACGATGCACTCGACGTCGGAGCAGAAACGAGCGTGGAAACGCCCGTAGCCGCTGGCCGAAGCCGGAACGGTAATGCGCCCAGCGCCGGTAAGAGCCGTGCCGGTGATCGCCTTGGTGACCGGAGTTGTGCTGGGAATAGCCTGGAGGGCCTGGATACCGTTGGAGTCCAGAGACTGGAGACGGACCCACTCCACGCGAAGTTTCGATGCCATTTGAAATCCTTTCGATGGCTTCACTAGGGTTCGCCCTAGCATTCGAAGCATAGCACGCCGAAAGGGAGCCGTCCAGAATGGCTGAATACGCGGAAGCCCCGGTGCGCTGCAACACCGGGGCTTCTAAGTTGCCCGAACTAGCACGTCGGAGCCACGCCTGAGCTTTATATCACGCCGAGGGGTGGCGCGTCAAGGTGCCGGAATACTACCTACCGAGTTGCTCCTTGCGCATGTCGATGTTCACCAGACGTTTCAGCCGCTTGGCCTCCTCGGACGGGTCCTGCGCCGCCATCAGTTTCGACAGTTCCTTGATGGTCTGATCTTCGAGGAATTTGTTGTCGACGCCCGACATCGCGATGCGTTCGCGGGGACGTTTCTTCGCCGGAGCGGGGATGTCGGTAATCTTGAGTCCGTGAATATCTCCAACGGCCATCATTTGTTCCTTTTCGGGCGGGGCTTCGGCATGGGCGGCAAATCGGGGAACGCGATAGGCGTCGGCATTTCGCCCTTCGGTTTGTTGGCGAATTCCACCAACTTAGTAAGAAGAGGGCGCTGCGACTCGTCACTCACATAGTTTTCGTGGCGACGGTCTTCGATATTCTCAGAGCGTTGCCCCTCGTCACCGGGGTCCCATTTGTAGGCGACACGCTTCCGCTTGGGGCGGGACTTGCGCGGGGCGAGGTCCTCGCGATTGCCAACGTAGTCGCTGAGAATACCTTGGGACACCGAAAGAACACTCCTAAAGCGAGACTGCAAGGGTAAAAAGGACCCCAGCTTTCGCCGGGGCTAAGTAAACGGGGCAGCTAGACAGCGCCACTACAAGGGAAGAAGCTGATGGCGACTTTCCGGTAGGTTACTGATCAACTACCAAGCGCATTGTACCACGCGCGCGCACACGTGGGGTAGTAGTGGGCGGTGTTCAGGCTAAAGCCGTGCGCAACTCGAAGAAGCGGTAAACCTGCGCCAGAATGTCGGCGTAACACCCACTCGGCAGCGCCAGCGTAATGTCCAAGTGTTCGTCGTAGTCGCCGGGCGGCCATTTGTCGTACGTTTCGTGGTGTGCAACGACAAGAACAGCGGTGTAGTCGACGTTGTGCTCCTTGGCGATGTTGAGATACGGGCAAGTGTCGCCGTAAATGGTGGGGCCGTTCATGACTTGGCGTCCTTGAAAATCATGTCGATGAATTCCTTGTTGCCAAGCTCGACATTTTCGATGAACTCAGCCATGATGACGTCGCGGCCTCTGCGCTGATCTTGGATGGCGAGCATCATCCCGACGAACTTGCCCACAACGGCCAACGACTCACGCTCCGAAAGGCCGTCGTCCGTAGTTGCAGTGATCAGGGCTTGTTTCAGCGACGCCCACATGCGCTCGTGCGCGGGGTTAGGCTGTTTCATAGTAACGTTCATTCGTAGTCTCCTGTGGGTTAGCGGGACATTGTAGCACGGCGCGGAGGACCCGTCAAGATGGGACCCAACAGGACAGCGAAAGGGTGGTAGAGGGATACGACGACGCCCCAGTCCGGGGGTGGAAAGGGGCGCCGAAGGTGATGAGACCACGGTACGATGGAACGTGCCTTCTCGGAAACGGCGGGATCAGGAGTTGGCGGACCTTGCGGTCAGGCTTCGTCGGATCAACGCGGCGTCGGAGTGCTGTCTCTCCATTTGTGTAGTATACCACGGGCAGGGATCGGGGGCAAGTTGGTACAACGTTCGGGGAATGTGAAGCTACGGCGACGCAGGGTCCCCCGGGGATGGGACCCGTCGCGCGGCGAACGGGGGAGGGGGTCGCGACGTGCGCCGGTTGGTGAAACGCTTCTACCCCACGTTCCACGTGAAACACGGCTACGCCCCAGCCCGGGTTGGACTGAGGCGCTTCGTTGTGGTGTGGCGGCGTTGGGGCGCGTACGCCCCTCGCCCTCAGCGTTCGTACTTTGCTACCCACGCGCGGGGCGCGTCGAGCGTCGTGCCATCGGGCAGGGTGAGCACGCCCTCCCTCGCCACGACCGTCCGCAGCGCCAGCCCGCCCGTCATGCGAAGCCGACCTGCCCAGCCCTTGGTGGTCCGGTTCCAGTGCCCGTGCTTGACGCCGTTCGCGTCGAGGATCGCCTCCAACGACGGGACGACGAGCTTCGCCTTGTCGTCCAGCGTCCGCTTCGCCAGTTCGATGGCCAGCCAGTCGCCCGCCATCCGGCGCAGCGCCTTGAGTGGGACGCCCTTCGGGCGACGTGCCATGTTGTCGGCGCGTTCCCGATACCGGGCCTTGTACTCACCCTTCACCACCGAGTGGGCGAGGCCTTCGTGTTCCTCTTGCTCGGGCTCCAGTCCGGTGTCGCCCTCCTCGTCGTGTTCCAGTTCGTCCTGCACCATGTCCGTTACGAGGACGGGGCGGGCTTTGGTTTTGCGTTCGATCTTCGTCATCTCGTTGCTCCGTTGTGCCGGTCACCATCGACCGTACCCCAACTATACCATGCCGAGCGCCTCGTGTCAATGCGTCCGGAGCATGGCGACCCTGCGTCCGACGCATGGCTCTATGGCTTGACACAACGCGGCGAGCATGGTAGGATCGCGTATAGGCACAAAGGAGAACGTCCATGAAGACCTCACTACTGATCGCGATGGCCGCGATCGCGAACACCATCCGCACCAACGGCGACGCGGATGCCGTCAGCGTCGAGACAGGGACCGAGAACGTCCTCCTGCTCGAGCAGATCGCACGCCAGATCGTCGCAGAAGGCGAGCTCGACGACGTCACGGCGTGGGAAGACGTCGCCATCTGGTGCGCCAGCCTTCGTCAGGTCTACCGGAACAACGGCACCGACCCAGACGGCGTCGCAACGGAAGAGCTCAACCGCACCGTCTTAGTCGCCCTCGGCCTCCGGGCCTGACCCCCTTGACACGACCCGCCCGGTGTGGTTTACTGGGCGGGTCAAAAGGAGACACACCATGGAAGCTCTTCGTCTTTGGGTTCTGACTGCGTCGTGGTCGGTGTTGCCCGCGCCGCTCTGGTTCCTCGTCGCTTCGCCCGCGCTTCGCTGGGCGGGGCTCGGGTCGCGCTGGTTCTCGTGGCCTCGCGGCTGTTCCCGGTCGCCGCTTCGGCTTTCGTTCTGGTTCGTGGGGGCGGGGCGCTGAGCCCCGCCGTCGCGGCGCGGCGATGAAGCGTTTCACTGATATCGGCTTCGTGGAAGCGACTCTACTCTGCTGCGCGGAACGCGTTCTACTCGCATGAAACGCTTCGCTGATGCGGCACCGAAAGAGCGGTGTGCGCGGTTCGACGCGGAAGCGACTCTACTCAGCGAAGAAGCGGCGTGCGACGACCGACGTACGGCACAGTAATGAACAAATGGGGCGTAGGTAGTAATAAAATGTCCATACAGAGTTCTCAGCCGCCCACGGTGGGGGGGGGGTAGCGGCCCCCCTAGCAGCGAAAGTCCCGCCACCCTCACTAGCCCTTTATATATCCCATCCCCCCTCCCCTTAGGGGCTGAGAACTCTGTATTGGTATTTAACTGGGGCGTACTGCCCTATAGAGAACACCTGCGCGTCGTCGAACATCTCCACAACTTGCGCCGTACGCTGCCCCCTGCTACAGTAGGCCGGCACTAACCACGGAGTACGAAATGACTACGCACAAACCCGGCGTATCGCCAGAAGTAGCCGCCCTGCTCGACAAGTACCCGCAGGCGTTGTCCCGCAACTCGAAGTGGGTCGCGAAGCTTTCTTTTGTCGAGCGTTGTCAGGCGGTCGCCGCCGTAAAGGGCGGCATGCTCAAAAAGATGGTGGCGCTAGCTTTCGGCGTCAACGTGTCGACGCTGGAGTTCATGCTTGCACCAAACGGTAAGCACTACAAGGATGTGAAGCGCGAGCTTCGCGATCTTGGTGAACCCCGTTTTATCCAACAGTACTACACGCCCGAAGTTGCACAGCGCGTGCTTGCTTTCATTCACGACCCGCGCCTTGCTATGAACCAGAAAGTGCTGGACAAGGAAGTCGCCGAGGGCCGCACCAAAGTCCTTGGTGCTGATCGCCGCGCCGACCACGCCGCTCGCACTTACACCACTTTCTCCAACATCGACGGAACGATGCACGTCGAAATCGCATACGTGCTCGACCCCGGCCCCGATTTCATCGAACAGACTCCCCGCCCCGAGGGTTGGTATGCGCGTATCCTTTCGACGTCTCCCGATTGGAAGCCGCTGCACAAGTCCGACGATACCGAACACGGGCTTTGGTACGGCACGAATGGCAGCTGGATGACGAGTAAGAAGGCCCTTGAGAACTTTCTTGCCGATACCATGGCGGAGGTTATCGAATGAGCGACAGATTTTTGTGCGCCACGGGCGGTCGCCTGTTTTTGGTGCCCCGCAGCGGCGTGGCGCACCCCATCGGGCCAGCCACGCCGAGGAACATACGCCTCGCGACCCTGCGGTTCCGCCCCTACGCAATCGTGAGGCCGAAATGACCGTCGGCACTGTTGTTGCACTATGTTGCTTCGTAGCAGCCGTGTGGCTTTATTGCTTGCTGAAAGGCCATTGACACCCGCAATGCGTCGTGGTACAATGAGTCATCGATGGTAAAGGAGACACTCGATGCGGGTACACGAAATGCGATTTTCACAACACGACTACCGGCGCGACCAGTGGGAACTGCGACTCGCCGTGTTTGCTGCGTACGACTCACTGTTGCGGATGTGCAAAGAGGAGTCAATCAAAGCTGCGGCGGGCCACCTGTCTGACGCGGCGATGAAGCTATCCAACTCGTTCGACGGCGACCAGATGGAAATGGAAATCCACGCGTTCCGAATTGCCCGTCGCGCACGCAAGGTGCAACAGGAGGGGTCGGCGGCGATGCCCGCCCTGCGTGAATTCATCGACAAGGAGTGTGGACTATGACTTACAAAGTTCTGCTGAACGGCAAGCAGGGCAGGACGCCCGAAGGCCGCCTCGCCTCACACGCCACCAAGGACACCGCCAAGGTGGCGGTAATGGACCTCATTCTCGCTCTGGTCGAGGGCGACCCCGGCCACATGATCAAGGCCATGGGCAACGATCAGTTCCTCGTATACCACCACGGCGGCGTCGACGCTGTAGATATCGTGGAGGACTGAGCCATGCCTTCTCATCACCCCTACCGCAGGCACCTGCGCCAACAGCAGGTGCACGTTCGCAGCCACCACGACACCCGCCCACTGGGCGTAGGCAACGATACCGTCCAGTGGGTAGAATACATGGATGAGTACGGCCACTCAACCGGCTATTTCTACAGGCCGATGGACCAAGTCGACTTTCGGCGGTCGTACCACGAAAGCGCCATCATATTCTTACGCGAGGCGCGCGCGTTGCGTCGCCAAGGCAAGCCCTACCACCTCGCGAAGTCGATGGTCGACGGGGCTCGGGCGCTCCGGTTGGAGGCGGCGAAATGACTAACGTCCCCTCGTCTACGCTCCCCACCTTTGCTGACATCGCGCATCGTCATGCCGGCGCGTACGACCCGATGACCGGCTTGTGGAAGTCGCGCGCGTACGCCTCAATCGTCGCGGAGGCGCTGCGAAAGCGCCTCGCAAACCTTCACCCCCGCCTTTCGGACTCGCGCTTCGTCGCCGTCGAAAAGCACGGTGGCAACTACATGATCGAGTTCCCCCGCATTCAGCAAACGTGGCTGCCGTCTACCGGCCCCAAGGATGCGACGGAGTTCGACATCAACGAAGAACTGGAACGCATCTTCAACGAATTCAAAAAGGACCTTGAACTATGAGCGAAGTACTCGCAATCGCCACCCATGTCGCGACGCTTCGTCAGATGATAGCAGCAAAAGGGCTGTACACCTCTGACGCTGGCTTCAACATTCCCAGCAACGCCGCACCCTACTACCACGTGTCGGGATGGAAACGCCCGTACGACGAAGTGCGCAACGAACCCAACATGTACAACCTATACTGCGTGAGCAAGTCATTCAAGCTTACCGACGGGGACTACTATTCGGCGTTCATCGCGGCGCGCGACTTCGTGGCGGCGCTGCCCAACAAATCGTCACTGGAACGCAACGTGTTCCTGCAGCTGCTCGCCAAGGCGACGGAGTTCGGCCGCAAGGTCGGCATCGATGACGAGTTTGTCAACCCGCTTTCGGTGCTGGCGCAAAAGCTGAGCGAGAACGCCATCGAGGGGCCGAAGTACTAAATGATCCCCCGCATCAGCAAGTTCGGCGGACTATGGCGCGTCGCTTGGTACGATGCGTTTGACAAGCCGCAACACGAAGTAGTTAGCACGTACGACGCCGCGCTGTTCTGGCTAAAGCTGCAATACACTCTCGGGAATGTGACCACCCACTAGACGACTACCCTGACCCGTGCTAGGGTCTATCTCGCCGGGCCTAGGACGGCCCCAACCCCAAGGAGACTCACGTGAAGCGCCTTTCGTTTGCCATTGCGGCGGCTGCCGCTTTCCTCGCACTCGCCGTGCCCATTGCGTCGGCGGCGACGTTCGACAACATTGACACCGTCAACACCCTCCAGCAGGACGCCGCGTTCGTCGGCCACCCCTTCGACGCCAATTCCAATGCGGTGACGCTCGTCGCCGTCGACAACTCGATCTCGAAGTTCTGCCGCGCCGAGTTCGCCGGCTCCGGCTATCAGCGCCCCGGTGGGTTCTGCGACGTCATCAAGGCGTACCACAAGACGCCGACCGGCGACGGCAACGTCAAGCAGATCGAGAACCCGTGCCCCAGCGGCGAAATTCCGACCGACTACGGCCCGCCGCCTGTGTGCATTCCGGCCGTCCCCATCTAAGCCGGCCCTCACCCCACGGCTTGGAAGTGCCCCAGCGTCTCCTTTCGCTGGGGCACAACTGTATGGTAAGGGTACTTGACGGACGCAACGCGTCGTGGTACACTGGTCAGGTCTTAAAGGAGGACACCCTAAATGCCAATACCGCCCAACCTGCCCGAAGCGCAGCTGGAGCTTATCTTCAAGGACATGCGCGCCGCCCATCGCAAAGAGTTTGGCGACGTCGGTCCCCACCCCGACGAAACGATCATTGTGTGTGGTTGCGGCACCTGCCAAGACGCCTACGAAGCGGCGTTGCGCATAGCGGAACAGACGCTCGAACATGACTGCGGGCTGTGGCTTTTCGCCGTCGCTAAGCACTTGGAGTCGATGGGCCGCATTGCCATCGCCCGCATGATCGACGCTAACCCGAAGATCGGTGAGGCTCATTTCCAAGGAGCATTGCTTACTATTGAGCACCTTGCTTCCGACGCTGCTCTGATACAGAACCATCCAGAGAACATCGAGCGTCAGTGGCGTACGATAGGCAACGTCATAACGAAGAACACTTGACGTAGCCGTAACGGCGTGTTACACTGAGTACAGATCGGGGCGGCGCGTCGTCGCCCCGGCAACCCACAGGACCAAGGACACTACAATGACTATTCACCACGCAGTTCTCCGCCGCGCCGAAAAGATGGGCGTCTCGATCAGCGAGGACAAGGAAACCGACACGTTCGACGCGCACTGGGTCGAAAAGAACGTCCATGCCTTCGGCGTAGGCGGGTTCGGCAAGAAGGCCATGGATCAGATGGACGCCATCAAGGCGATCTATGAAAAGCTCGGCGCGGAGTTCCGGGTCAAGAACTCGGTCACCGATCCGTGGCAGATCAAGGTCTACAACCACGACCTGACGCTGACCCTCGACCGCGAGGGCGGGCTGCCGATCGACATGCTCGCCATTCTTGAGGCGCACGGCGACAAGCCGTGGTTCACCACGACGGTGCCGATCGACGGGGCGCAAGCCTACAAGGAAGGGTGGACGGCGGGCGACAATCCGTTCCGCCTCGAGGACGGCGAACCAAGCGACGAGGAAGAAGAGTCGGGCATGGCTGAGGAGTGGGACGAGGCGTTCGACGCCGCCGCCGATGCCGCGCAGGAAGAGGCCGACGCCGAACCGAGCGGATCGGTCGTCAAGCCGGTGTACCGCATGCGTTACGCCGAGGCGGGCCACCCGAACCACTGCGGCGACTGGCTGGCCGACACGCTGAACAACCTGATCCTCGGCAAGACGCACACCGATCTCGACAACTTCGAAGCGCTGTGCAACGCCAACGGCGTCAGCCTCGCCAAGTATCGGCGCGAAGGCAACGGGTGGCAGGGTCGACTGCGCATGACGGGTCGCAACTTGCTCGCCACCGCGATCTACAAGGCGGGCGGCGTTCTCAAGCTTACCCCCACCCTTTCGGCGCTTGCTGGCGGCGAGACTGAACTTCACGCCGATGTTGAGTGGATGACCGCTCGGGCACCGAAAGGCAAGGCACCCCCGGTGGACGCGAACAACGTGGTGCCGATTACCTCTATTCCGGACGCCCCCGTCGTAGTGGACCTTAAGGACGACCCCGACCTGTCCGCGCCCAACGTGGTGGTGCCCGACACGTCCGAGCAGCTGGCTCGCCATCGCAAGTCCAAAAAGAACCGCTAACCCCAGCCGCCCCGCCGAAAGGCGGGGCCTCACTTTCGGAGTACACAATGACGGGCACTGCAGAATACATCGCCGACCAGCTGGAAGCGATCAACAACGAAGTCAACGCCATCGTCGAAGCGATGCGCACCGCTGGGTTCGGAGAACTGGCTTTGACGCTCGCCTCCAACGGGCTAACCCCGGCGTTTCGTGGCATTATGTTCGCCCACGCTCAGTCTGTCGCCGCCGAGCAGGTCGAGGACACTCTGGCTAACATCTACCTGATCAGCCTCGCCTACTACTTCAAGCGCCGGTACACCAAGCGCGACGAGGTGGTGAAAGCCGCGCAGGAAGTCATCAACCACATCGCGCAGGAAATCGGCAACAACATCGACAAGGACTTCCCTGCCGGCCCGATTATACCGCCCGGCATCAAGAAGGAGAAGATGAATTGAGTGACGCCCCGAAAATCGTGATCGACGTCGTGGCGGATAAGTACCGGTTCGTCCAGACTGAGGACGGTAAGGTCGCGACGTACCGCAATGGCGAACTGTGGCCAGCGGGGCAGACCTTTGCCAACAACATGATGCGCGCCATGGCTGAGCGCTTGCAAGAGGCGATCAGCATTATCGGCGAACTTAACTGCCACGAAGGTGCAGAAGGGTGGAGCAAGGACCTTAGCGCTCGCCTGACGCGTTTCTTTGAGGAGGAAAAACGATGAGACTCTTCACCGAACAGCCGGTCGTGCAGCGAAAGCCGGACACCGAAACCACAAAATCTCTGCACGAAATACTGCACGACTGGGATGTGAGCGACGCGAAGGCGTGGCAGAATGCCGCTGCGTTGAACAGCAATACGCTGCTTCGAGGCCGCGTATCGTTCCCGGTGCGGTACTACCCGTCGACCGAACTGCTGGCGGCGAAGCAATACGCCTATGCTCGGAAGCTGATGGGCATCGACGATTACTACGACACGCTGCCCGGTGCCCGTCTCCCGACGCGTCCGCACCGTACGCCGTAGCCCGCCCGCTCCCTGAGCTATGTACCCAGCGCCCGGCCCCGTGCCGGGCGTCCCCGTATGGTCCCCGTGGCGGCGGCTAATGACCGCTGGGGCGCTCCCTACCCCTAGCGCCCGGCCCCGGCGCGTGGTAGGGTCGGTGGTCCCCCTGTGGGTTGGGGTGCGGCAGTCTCCTAAGGGTAGCTCCCTTGCCGCACCCCGCCCATTTCTAGGGGTCGTCAAAGGGGAACCAATTGGTTTATTCAACCGTACCGGGCGGGTTCACACTCCCCGCAGAAGATCAGCGCATCGTCAACCAGCAGCGCGCGATCACAATGGGTGTCAACAAAAACTTCATTCAAGTAGGCGCAGTCTACCTAAAGACCAGCGGCAAGAATCCAGTCGCCGACGACTGGGCGGAAAAATCCTTCCGGGACCTCGACCTTTCGGAGTGGATCGACGACACGGATAAAGCGCTGGCCAACGTGGGGTTCAACCTGCAGCTTGGCTGGATGGACATCGACATCGACGCAGAGGACCCTGAATACAATGAAGCCATCATCGCTGCTTTGGACTACAACGGCGTTGACACTCGTTTCCGGTTTGGGCGGCGATCTGTTGGTCACCCAACTCATGTTCTTGTTCAACTCGGCGAGGACGAGGCCGCAAACTTTGACGATCTGTCACGCTTCGAGCCCCGAGAATTTCGGATCGATAGTCGACGCTATCATACCCAGCTAAGGTCGTACCCCACCAACCTTTCCGATAAAAAGAACCTGTACCGCGCGGCGAAACAGACCGTGATGCCGGGCTCTATCTACATCCACAAAACGGAAGATGGGAAGTATGATCTCTCGGTGTGGTACAAGAGAGGTGGCGTGGCATCGAACGTGCAGGAGCTTGCGTCCACTACTCCTCGGCGCACGTCATTTAGACAGGTTCTGCGCGCCATCGCTTTTGGAACGTTCGTCTACACCATGCGTGAGCACTGGGTCGAGGGCCAGCGGCAGACGACGGTTAACAAGGTGGCTGGATGGCTGGCGCGTGTGGTAGCAGACGGCGAGGCGATGAACAACCACGAGGTGTTGTCGCAGGACGTGTTCTGCCCCGTCGACACCGAAGAAATCGCCGAGTCCCTCCTCGCTTTCGCTGCTGACTTTTTCGGCGACGACGAAAAGCACATGCGCATCCGGAGCTTCAACGATGCAAGGGAAAAACTCGAACGAAATCCCGATGCAAAAATTCCCGGCTGGCCTGCGATGGAGGCTTTACTGGGTCCGCAGGGGGTTAACGCTCTCCGAACTGTCTTTACTCCGGGCAGTGATGTCTCCATCCTTACCCAGATGGCGGAGAAGTACCTTTATGACGACACGGACGGTAATTACATCGACCGCGTCCGTCATTCCAATAACCTCGGCAACTTCACACACGACCCGTCCATCTTAGAGCGCCGCCACATCGACGAAACGGTGATGATCAATGGAAAGCCCCGACCCGCCTTCCGAATGTTCGAGACTTCTAAGATGCGGATTCGTGTTGCCGGAAGGGACCTTTTCCCTGACTTGCAGCCCGGCAGTGTTTTTCGCGTTGACAAACGCTCTGAACTCCTGCCAGACGACAGTGCAGATGAAGGATCGATTATCTTCAACACATGGCGTGGTTGGTCCCACTCCTCACCAGAAACCATCGACCAACCCTTACTTGACGAGTTGGTACGAAGATCGGATCAGCTATTCCGATACCTTACCTGCGACGACGAAGCCCAAGTCGAGTGGATAAAGCAGTGGATTGCGTGGACGATCCAGCACCCCGGCATCAAACAACAGATCGCGTGGGTTTGCATCGGCGGGCAGGGCACCGGCAAGAGCTTTATGGGCAACACCTACCTGCGGTCGATCTTCGGGTCGTTGTGGGGCACCGCGTCGCCGTCCATCATTGACAACAAGTTCAACGTCGGCCCATTCATCGATAAGATGCTAGTGTTCGTCGACGAGGCGAAATTCCACAACGAAAGTGGGACGGACGAAGTCAAGAAGCTGATCCGGTCGGTGCAAGTGCCCGGCATGGAGAAATTCGGTGAAGGCCGTACTTACAACATCTACTCGCGCTTATATTTCGCGTCCAACCGCTACGATATGAACATCGGCCAGTCGTCGGTGATCGACCGCGCGCTGTTTTACACCAAGGCGTATGACCACAAGTTCCTCAACATGACGGACATGGCCTTTCGGCGGTGGGCTGATACGCTTAAGCCGTGGTTCGAAGAGTTCGACGCGCTGCTCAAGCGCCGCGACGTGCAAGACCACCTGTTCCACTACTATCTAAACTACCCGTGCGACAAGCACACCATCGAAAGCATAAAGCACTCGGCGTCGCTGGATCAAGAACTCGTTGCAGCCAACATGCGTCCGAGCCGTCGCATCGCCAAGATGATCATCGAGGAAGGTCGCGTCCACGAAGATTTGGCCATCGAGTACTTCTTCAACCTGACCAACCTTGGCGCTCGCATTGAAGCGATATCGTCTGCGCTGCACATTCGGCCTGTCCGCACCGACCTAGTGCTGGCCGAGTGGACGGAGGCGGACCTGATCGAACGCGGACGCAACGGCATGTGGTTCAAGTACAGGCACGCCACTCTGGTCGACAAGTTCGGCGAGGCCATCGGCTCACCGCTCGACGTTAGCTGGGACTTCCAGCCCGAGGATTACGGCGATAATGACCTCAGCGTAAAGCGCCGTTCGTGGCGCGGTGCTCGTCCCGGCGTTGTTCAGGGTGGTGGTGCCTTCTGAACAGAAGGTAGGTTGACAGGCGATGCGCGACGTGTTAAAGTTGCGCGTTGATTAGACACGACGAGCCATCCCAAGGAGTTTGAAATGGCCAAAAAGAACGCCGAGGCTGAAGCCACGGAAACCACCGCGACCGAGACTGTCGCTGCCACCGAAACCGTCAACCAGACGGAAGGCACCGAGAAGAAGTCCATCGTTCCCAGCAAGTACGCCGGCAAGTACAAGAACGGCGGCTCCGACGACCTCGCCCGGTTCATCAAGCAGGAAGCTGGTGAAGGCGACAAGTTCTCGTTCGACAGTTTCTTCGCGCTGTGCCGCAAGAACGGCATCGCCGACGAGCAGGTGAACAAGTACCAGGATCAGGTTTCGCAGAATGCCCACGGCGCCAAGGGCCGTGCTCGCATGACCCTGCGCAACATGCTTGCTACCCTCGCTCGCAAGAACGGCAAGCTGATCAAGCTCGACGGCACCGAGGACGCGGTCACCGTCGCCAAGCCGGCTGTTTCCGGCGCCGCCGCCGCGGCTCAGGCCAACGCCGAGGCCCCTACCGCCGATCCGGCCCCCGAAACTGCCGAGCAGACGGCTGACGAGGGCGGTTACTGAACCACGGCTAGGCTTCCCCTGAGCGGGTAAGCTGTCCTAGCCGCGTTCCGGTCGCTAAGGGATCGGGCACAAGTCCCGCACCGAGTGCGGTAGCCCCATAGACCGAAGCCGGTCCGGAAACAGAAGCCCCGCTCCTAACCCCAGCGGGGCTTCAACGAAATCGACGGGCTCATAACCCGTTGTAGAGGGCTGATTACCCTCGGGGCTGGAGACGCAGCCTGCAGAGCAAAGGTGCTGGCACCACAGCAAACCGAAGCCCCGGAGGTAACCGCTCTGGGGCTTCGGCGTATCTGAGGGGTACTTGACGGCCCCCGGTGGGCATGGTAGGATCGACCTACGGTGCCAATCACAGCACCGGTACATGGAGCACTGCTTATGACCCCCGAAACTCTGGCTGCCCTGCAAGCGGTGGCCGACACCCTCACCAAAATCGCCGGTACGATCCGAGACGAAGGCCGAACCGCCGTCGCATCGCAGGATCACGTTGTGGTGATCAAGCACTTCAACGACCTCCGTCTCGTCAACGCGACTGTCAAGGTCGCCCGCGAGGCGCTCGGCGAAATGGAGGACAACCTCTCCCGCGTCGATATTCCCGATCTGTTTACCTTGATCCGCGAGCGCACCGGCCAAAAGCCGCCGTTCAACATCGAGGGTGTCGGTCGGGTCACCGTCAGCCGTCGCTTTTCGGCGTCGATGCTCGACAAGGAAATCGGCATGGATTGGCTGCGCAAAAACGGCCACGGCGACTTGATCCAGCCGACCGTCAACGCCCAGACCCTCGCAGCGTTCGCCAAGAATATGCAGGAAGTCGAGGGCAAGGATCTGCCGGTCGAAATCTTCAAGGTCGGCACCGTTCCCTACACGTCAATCACCAAGGCGTAACCGTGATCATCCTAGCGGACGGTAGCGTGAAACACCACGGCGGGCTGATTACGCCCCCGCCGCAGCCAACGAGGAAAAAAGTGGCAAAATCTGAACAGGCACTCGCCGAAATGAAGGAAGGTCAACTCCCCGCGTATCTGCAGGGCAAGGGCAAGACGTCCAAGATCGGCAATATCGACAGCACCGATATTATCATTCCCCGCGTCAAGCTGCTGCAGGCTATCTCCCCCGAGATCGCCGAAAGCAACCTGCCGGGCGCGAAAGCGGGCGTATTCTGGCATACCGTCGCCAACGAGCCGCTGGGCGAAGTGTTGACGGGCATTCCGATCATCACCCGCAAGTCGATCGTCCTGTGGTCGCCCCGCAACGACGACCGTGGCGTTCTGGCCCGGTCGAGCGACGGCGTCAACTGGGACAAGGGCTACGAGAACATGGAGTTCGAGGTCAAGCCCAAGGGCGTCCCCAAGGCGTTCAAGCTCAACACCGGCCCTAACGTCAAGGGCTCGTTCTTGGTCGACTACCCCGATGGGCCGTCGCTCGCTGACTTCGGCACTTCGGTACCCGGCGACCCGCAGTCGGCCCCGATGGCGTCGCTCACCTACAACTTCATGTGGTTCTTCCCGGATTTCCCGCACCACAGTCCGGCGATTGTCATCAATACCCGGTCGGCAGTGAAGCCCGCCAAGCTGCTCCTGTCCAACATCGAGCAGAACCCGGTCGACCACTATTACCGCAAGTTCCTCATCAAGACGGTCGATCTCGTCGGCGACGAAGGCCCCTACAAGGGCTACGCCTATCAGGCTGACGGCTACGCTGAGGAAGAGCTCGGGGCCAAGTGCAAGGCCCTGTACGAGCAGTTCCGCGAGGCCGATTGGCGTGCCAACGAGGAAGAGGACGACACCGCGTCGTCTGGAACGGCAGTGGGCGGCGACGTCGGCGGCAAGGCCAACGCGTTCTAATCGTCGCGAGTTCCCCGAGAGGGGTGCGGCGACCAAGGCCCCGGCGCGTAGAGTCGCCGGGGCCACCCTAACACAGAGGAACTCGATGAGCGGATATGAAAGCCCGATGGCACGGGCAATACGACGCGCCGGGGCTAGACCGCCAACCGATCGCCCCACTGAGGACATCGGCAAGTCCCCACCATCGGTGCAGCTTTACATTCGTCAACTAGAAGCCGCGCTAAGCAAAGAGCGCAGCGACGCCGGTTGGAAGGAAAGCGCCCGCCATGCGGAACGTTCGGGGGGCACGCAATGACCAATTGGGTACAGGGCATTATGCCCGAAATCGCGCTGCGCATCGTGCGGCACTTCCCCGGTACCATCGCATACGATACCGAAACTTCGGGGCTTGAGCATTCCGACTACGTGGTCGGGTACGTTATCACGGGCGACGGCCACTCCCTCTACGTGCCGGTTCGCCACGACGGCGGAGGCAACATTCCAAATGTGGACGAATTTGAAGAGGCGCTCGACGCGGCATTCCAAGACCGCTCGCGCCAAGGTTACCGCACCGTTGGCCACAACCTTGGTTTTGACCTACGAATGTCGCTTAAAGTCGGGTACGGCGGTAAACAGATGGCCGTCCGCCTTGGGTCGCCACTTGAAGATACTATGATCAATGAGGCGTTGATCGACGATCGCACCATCGGCTACGGGTTGGACGATCTGGCGGAGCGCCACAAGGTTACACACAAAAAAGGCGACGAGCTTTACGCCCACCTAGCCTCCCTTTTCGGCGGTCTGCCGGATCGGAAGCAGATGAAGCACTTTTGGAAGCTGGCGGGCGACGATCCTATCGCGGTGGACTACGCTACCGGCGACGGTATTTCTACACTCGAAGTCTACGAAAAGCAGCAGCCCTTGCTCGACGAAAAAGACCCATGGTCCGATAAGGACCTGCGAAAGGTGTGGAAGCTGGAGTGCGATCTCCTGCCCCACGTTGCCCGCATGTATTCCAAGGGCATAGCGGTCGACATGGAGTACGCCGAGCGGGTGCTGAGCGAGGACCCGAATGAGCCGCTGTCGATCGCCAACGAGATCAAAAGGGCATTGGGGAAGTTCGAGCCGGGGTTCAACCCGCGCAGCCCCGCCGCAGTGGAAGCGTTGTATCGGGCCAATGGCTACACCGATGACCAGTTTGCCCGCACTGCTCAGGGCAAGCCATCGTTCACCGAGGCATTCCTCGAAACTAACGATATCGGGGAGTCAATCCTCGCCGTGCGCCGCCTCGAAAAGGCGCGCGACAGCTTTATCACCCCATTGGTCAACAATTACAATGGGCGGGTATACCCGACGCTGAACCAATCGAAATCGGACGAGTACGGCGTCGCCGGGGCGCGGTTCAGCTGCTCCGACCCAAACTTGCAGGCATTTCCCAAACGCAATAAGGTGGTGGGCAGAAAAGTTCGCCCTCTGCTCAAGTCTGACTTCGGCCACATGTACGAGGATGACTTCAAGCAGCAGGAACCCCGGTTCTTCACCCACTATTCGCAGCAGCAGTCTCTTGTCGACGCCTACAACTCCGGCACGATGGACATTCACGACGTCGCAGACAGCTATTTCCACATCGGCCGGGATTACGCCAAGCGCCTTGGCCTCGGCGTGTTGACTGGTCTGCAAGCAGAGTCCCTCGCAGTGAAGATGCGGTGGAGTGTAAACCAAGCCCAGTCCGCTATCAACAAGTTTTTGTACGAGGCGTTCCCCGATATCGCCAAGTTCCAAAAGGACGCCAAAGCGACGTTCAAATCGCGTGGCGTCGTGCGGTCCATCCTCGGGCGACGAGCTTACCTCGACCACCCGCGATTTGCGTACCGGGCAGTGAGCCGGATCATCCAGAACAGCGGCGGCGACCACATGAAAACAGCGTTGTTGCGAGCTTGCCAGTACGCCGAAAGTGAGTCCTACGACGGGATTGACATTCTGCTCACCATTCACGACTCCACTATTTTCCAGGCGGAGCCAGAGGGCAAGCACCCAGCAGCAATAAAGCGTCTACTCGAAGGGGTGGCGCAGGAGCCGGATTTCAACCTTATTGTTCCGATCCCGGTGGACGAGGGCCACGGCAAGCACTGGGGCCACGCAAGCTACGGAGAGTACTGATGGCCCGCCGCTTGGAAGAAACCCACAGCTTCGAGGGCATCGTAGAACACACTACGGCGAAAAGCCGCCTGATCGAAGATGTACAGACCGGCATTCGGTATTGGGTGCCGCGCTCGCAGACATATGACTTCAACGATACCGGGGCTGGGACGCAGCTGTTCGTTGTATCGGACTGGTTCTGGAAGAAAAAGGAGGACTTCATTGTTCAACCTCGCGATTGACGTAGGCTCGTTTACGGGCGGGTGGTTCACAGGCATTGCCTGTATGGTAGTGCTGCGCCTCGTGGTGTACTACTTTGAGTAAGTCAGAAAACGAACTCAAGACCGCGCTGGTCAAGGACTTGCAGAAAGCCGGGTGGTTTGCCCGTCGTCTGGAAGACCAATACGGCGTCGGCCTGTTCGACATGTTGGTCGGCATCCCTTTCGGCCCCACCGTCGCCATCGAAGCAAAACGCGTCGAGCACCAATCCTTCGGCCCGACGCTTCGCCAAAAGATCGAACTGGACAGGTTCGTAAATAACAGCGATGAAGTGGTGGACGCCGCTTACGTTCAATTCCGCATGTCGTGGCTGCTCGGCTTCAAAGAAGGGCTGATGTACTTGTACACAGCAGCGGATACTGCTAAACTAAGTGACTGCGTCGCGCAACTGCCCGGCGAGCCCGCCGCCCAATTCTTCACGAGGTTCTGGAACGAATGTCTAAAGATCGAGAAATAGCTATCAACCTAATGACCGATGCGGCGAAAGCGGTCGGCAAATCGCGCGGCCCGCAACACGGTGCCACCGAACCGTCGTTTCGCATGATCGGCGAACTGTGGTCGACACACATCAACCACGCAGTTGCGCACCGAACGGGCATGCCGCTGTCGCAGGAAGTGCACCTTTCGGCGTGGGACGTGGCCCAGATGATGTCGATGCTCAAGAAGGCGCGCGCGTTGTACGGTGACGCGACACTTGGCGAGCATTACGCCGACGACATCGGCTACACCGGGCTCGCGGGTGGCCTCGCCGGGGCATCGGGCAGCGTCGCACTGGTAGACGCCGTAGCGACGGCTGTTCAGGAGGCCCCCGCTGCCGTGACGGTCGACCCGTCGCCCGACCACACTGGCGGCGGAACACCATCCGATGTCCCGATCCCGGCTTTCCTCAACGACAAAAGAAAGAACCGCGCATGAATAAGTCCCTATTCTCCGCCAACGGCGTCCACGTCCTTGTGGACGGACAGTTCGGCTCCACCGGCAAGGGGCTTTTCGCTGCCTACCTCGCAGAGCGCGCCGCCAATCAGGGCTTCGACTTCAACGGGGTGCTGTCCAACGCCGGTCCGAACTCCGGCCACACGTTCTACCACAAAGAGGAAAAGATCGTCCTCAAGCAGCTGCCTTCTTTCGCTGTGATGTCGTATCGCCTCGGCAAGACCGTCCCTGCAATCCTAACCGCTGGCGCAATCATCAAGCCGTCGATCCTCAAGGCGGAGGCCGAAAAATTCCCGGACCTGCCGATCTTTGTGCACCCCCGAGCGGCGGTGATCACCGAACAGGACGAACTGACAGAACGCGGCGGCTCTATCGCGGAAGTCGCCGGTACCCGATCCGGCACCGGGTCGGCGTTGGCTCGCAAAGTAATGCGGGAAAGAAGCGCTGTCTGGGGAGTCAACGGGCATACGCATTTCATGATGCCGCCCAACGTCAAGACCCGGTTTTCAGAAGAACTACTGGGCAACGGTCCCGAGTACATGGCGTATTTCATGGAGGTGTCGCAGGGGTTCAGCCTCGGCCTCAATTCTCAGTTTTACCCCAAAGTTACGAGCCGAGAATGTACTGTGATGCAGGGCATTGCCGACGCCCGCATTGCGCCGAAGTTCGTAAAGCGGACTTACATGGTCGTGCGCACTTTCCCGATCCGCGTCGGCAATGTCGATGGTCACTCCAGCGGCGACCACTACCCCGACCAGCGCGAAACGTCGTGGCAGGAACTCGGCGTCGAGCCGGAGCTTACCACGGTGACGCAACGCGTGCGCCGTGTCTTCACCTTCTCGGACCAACAGTTCCGAGAAGCCCTCGTCGCCAACCAGCCGGACTTCGTTCTCGCCAACTTCATGAACTACCTTGACGAAAAGGCGGCGATGGAATTCAAGTCGCGGCTGCAGAACGAGGCGTTCGCCGCCGAAGTCGACGCGGATTTCCTGTACGGCTTCGGCCCCCGCAACTCCGATATCCTGCCGTTCTAGGAGACAGAAATGCCGTCAGTTTGTATTGAGTGCGGCGCAGTGGGAGAACAACCCCACGTGTTTGGGTGCTCAGAAGCGCCGCACCCTAAGTCGCCCGTGTGCTTGCAAGTAATTGTGCCACCCGAAGTGGAACAGTATGCCCCCGACATTCTCCGCTTCGTCGACGCGATGGTGTACAAATTGGGGCGCAACGCTCACAAGGGCAAATGGGAAGATCGCGGGCAGGCTATCAACATGGGTCTGTTGCAGAAGGAGGTGGATGAGTTGACGGAGGCCATCAATCGTGGTAACATGGTTGAGATCATGTTGTAAGCGGCGGACGTCGCCAACTTCGCCCTGATCGCTTCTGCAATCGCGATGGACAAGAAATGAAGTTCCTGCGGCTTACTTCTGAACTCCACGTTGACCCGCGCCTAATACAGATGGTGCGCGTTAACAACGACCACAGTTATATTACCGTCCGCATGCAGGATGGTGAAGAACACCACATCCATCGTGCGTACAATCAGTCAGTGTGGGATACCCGCAACGCACTGATAAAGGAAATCGAGGACTTAACCGAATGACAATCAAAATAACAAAGCCCGGCGTCCTGCCCGAAACTGTGGAGCGCGAGGGTAGATGCAACTACTGCAGGTGTGAGTTTACCTTCACGCCCAAGGACGCAACGTTCGGTGAGGACCAGCGAGACGGCGGTTACTACAAACTGCCGTGCCCCACATGCACTCGCGAAGTCTTCGTGTACGCAAGGGCTAGGCCATGAACCCCCCTATCTGGACCGAAATCGACTTCCGCCTTTCGGTGGTGCGTCGTTGGCAAGTCATGCCGACCATCCGCACGCAGACCGTGGCGGAACACCAGCACAACGTCTGCAAGCTCGCCGAAAGGCTGGCGACGGACGTTTTCGGGTGGGACATCGACGATCCGAAATTGCTGGCGTTGCTGCGCATCGCTCGCGACCACGACGATTTGGAGGCTGTTATCGGCGACCCGCCGTCGTACACTAAGCCTTACGTTGACGAGGCGGCTATGTCCGAACAGTTCGCGGCGTTGATGCGCGAGCCAATATACGACGATGTCAACATACCACCGGACATCACCTTTATCGTAAAGGCGGCGGATTACATCGACGCAGCGATTTTTCTGCGCGTCGAAATTTCCATGGGCAACAAAACGGTGGTGCCGGTGCTGCGCGATTTGGAGCGTCGGTTCAGAGACAAGTGTGACGATTTTTACACGGAATGGGGCAACAGTCGCTGGCAGATGGACGCTCGCAACGCCTATACTGCGTATGCGAGGGTTGTCGACACAATGTTCAACGGCAACGGCCAGTTGTCGATAGAGGGGTTCCGGTTTTGACGAAGGTTCACGACGTTCAGACGGCTGCCCTTTCGGCGAGCAAAGGCAAGCGGGGCTTTGGCTGGTTCATGGAGCAGGGGTTGGGCAAGACTTATACCGATCTGCTCGAGTTCCAGCGCCTCGTCGAAAGCGGGGAGGCCACCCGTCACGTCGTGGAAGCCCCTAATTCCTTCAAGGGTGGCTGGTTGGACGAAGTAAACAAATGGGGGTTCGAGTTCGACGTCCACTTGTGGGAAAGCGGCAGCAACACCAATGGCATGTTCCTGCGCAAGCAGTACAAAAAACCACCGCTCGTCGTCGTCAACTACGAGGCGGTACGCTCCGACTCGACGCAGGAACTGTTATCTGGTTGGATGTCGCAAAGGCCGTCGCTAATCAGCAGCGATGAAAGCATCCAGCTAAAGGGGCACAACAAAGCCCAGACTATCGCCAGCATTGGACTATCTAAGCACGCGCGGTATTCTCGCCTTTTAACCGGCAAGCCCATCGTGCAAGGCCCGCAGGACCTATGGGGTCAGATGCGGTTCATCCAGCAACTGGAGAACAAAAACTACTTCGCCTTCAAGACGGCGTTTTGCCGGATGGGCGGATTTAAGGGGAAGCAGGTCGTCGGAGCGCAAAATGAGGAATACCTCGCGACGCTGATCGAGCCGCACGTTTTCCGCGCCACCAAGGCGGATTGGACCGACCTGCCGCCGAAAGTGCGCAGCAACCGATACTACGAAATGTCGGCGCGTCAACGCCATCAATTCAACCAGATGTTCGACGAATTCGTGCTGTTCCTAGACAGCGGCGATGTGGTGACCGTCGACGCGGCGATCACCAAGTACATCAAGCTGGCGCAAATCCAAGCCGGGTTCATCTATGACAACGACGGTAAGATCGAGGTTCTGGTTGAACCAAAGGACAACCCGCGCGTGCAACTGCTGCGCGAAGTCATCGATGCGTCGCCGGGTAAGGTCACAATACCGTACCGCCATCAGTATGTTCTAGGTATGCTGCGGCAGGAGCTAGCCGACCTGCAGCCCGCCTACATCGGTGGCGGAATGTCCCCCGAGGACGTGCGCGCTGAAAAGGAGCGCTTTAACAATGACCCAAATTGCCGTGCAATCCTACTCCAACACACCGCCGCTAAGTACGGACACACTTTGCTGGGTGGACCTGAACCTCAGAACCGATGCTCCACAAACATTTTCTTTGAAAATACGTATAGTGGAGACGATCGATCACAAATTGAGGATCGAAATCACCGACACGGACAAACTGCGGACATGGTTAACAACATTGACCTCGTCGGCACGAAGCTAGACAAGGGGATGCTCGAGGCGCAGGAGCGCAAGGACGGCATTTTCCAGGCCGTGTTTCAAAACATCCGCGCGTTTAGGGAATAGGGTCGTCCATCCAGTCTTCCCAGGGAAGGCCATTGCCGCCTTCGATGAGAATACGGATCGGCTCCTTCTTTTTCTTTTTGCTGCGCCGCTCGTCGCCCGCAGTCATCACCGCGCCGCGCCCGGCATTCGTCACCGCGCTCTGCACCGGACCCATCTGGTTCAGCTTGCTGATGTAACTGCTGTCCAGCAGTTTTTCGGCGACTTTGCCCTGCCCGAGGTCGCGAACAGCGGACCACAACGTTCCCTGAGGGCCGGTGTTCTCGTGCACAAAGGGCTCCGGGCTGCGGTTGTTGACCGCTTTGGCTGCTTTGATCTTCGGAATGACGCTGTCTTTGCCCGCCATCGAAAGGGCAGCGTCCGCAGCATCCTCGGCGTAAGCGCTCGGCAGCGCGGTGTTGGCGAAGTTGCCGGGGCTTTTGTTGACGGCGGCATCCAACTGTCGGGCCAGAATACCGGACGGCAAATCGCTGGGTAGATGGGACATGGCGTCGATCGACGCGTCCAAGGTCGGACCGTCGACGCCGCTGAACAGTGCACCAGTGAGCGTCTTGGGGTTGCCGCCCGCAGCCAACGTTCCCAATGGGCCGGCCCGCAAGCCTTCCGTGGTTTTGATCCCCTGCTCCGCGATGCCGCGAGCCACCGGGTACGACGGCGCAACTTTGTCCGTGACGTTCAACAGGTCATCGATTTCCTGCGTAATGAACGTACTCTCGTTGGCGCGACCGGCGCTGGCAGCGGTTGCCGCCATGTCATCCATGCGCTTCTTAACGGCGTCGAGCACGAGCACGCTGTTCTTGGGAACCTTAGCGCCCTTGGGCAGACCGGCTGCTCGATTGAGCCCCTTCTGGAACGTTGGGCTGTCGGACACGTACTTGACGGCCTCCGAAAGTGCGCCGCCCTTGGGAATCCAACTCGGGGGAACGTTGCGCGTCTCAGCCTGAGCGTAATACGGATCGGCGGTGGTGCGGAACCCCGACGCAACGTCCTCGATAGCCCCGCCCGCCGCTTCATTGATTTGCGCGTTGGTGGGCAATGGCTTGCCGCCGAGGATTTCGTCGATCATCGCCTTGCCAGCGGACGTCATCGCGGGCTTGCGGGCTTCGTTGAACGACGATACTGCTTCCGCGCCGCTCGGAGAACGCGCCGCCTTAGCCATGCCGGTCTTAACCGTCTGCACTTTCGATGGGACGACGGCTCCAACAGCCTCCGGAACAGTAAGTGGAATGCCCTGATCGTCGGCGTACTTGGCGAACCCTTCGGCGGCTTCTTTGTCCGCAGGAGACAGTTCCTTGCCCATGGCTCGCACGCGGGCCGTCGGGCTGATTGCACGCGAGCCAGCGGCGATGGCACCCGACAAAACGCCCCCCATACCGGCGTCTAATGCAACACCGTAGGGGTCGATTTCGCCTGTGCGAATAAGATCGTCGGCCGCCGAAAGGCCACCGCTAGCGATGGACTCGCGGGCAAAGATGCGCGGGATGGTGTTGGCGGCGAGCCCCGGAATTTTGGACGCGAGCTTCGACGCGCCAGCGCCCGGAACCACGTAGCCGCCGATCTTGCCGATGGTGCTGGCAACGGGGTCGGCATTCTCGAGCTTCTTCGTCGCCTCGGGATCGACACCGGTTGCCGTCAGCAGGTCGTCGTACAGACCGAACGTAAGCGTGTCGTTGAAGCCACGCATCGCATCGGTGATCCACTCCAACGGGCCGAAGTTGGACGGCGGCGGAGCCTGCTTCTCTACCTTCTTCGGACCCTTGACCGCGACGGCGCTGATCGGGCCAGCGCCCACAACTTTTGGGGAGGGCTTCTTGGGGCCTTTGATGTTAAACTCGGCCATTAGTTGCTCCCGCTAAGCGGACCGGGGTCTACGCCGGTCAACGCTTCGTACATGTCTCGCGAACTGCCCGGACCGTACGCTTTGTCGAATTCCTTGCGGAACGTCGGGTTGTCGATCTCCTTGACCAACGTCGCACGGTCGCCGTCATCCAGCGTCGCCGTGGTGCGCTCGACGTATTCGGGCGAGAACGGAACAGTACGGAAATTGGCCTTGTAGCCCTTGAGCGGGCTGCCATCAGCGGCGCTGTCGATGCGGGTCTTCATCTGTGCGTTGAGCTTGTCAAGCTCCCGGCGCTGCCCCCTTTCGACGATGTCTAGAATGCGGTTGGCCGACTCCGGATCGAGGGTGATGTCCGAACCCAGCATCTTCTCGACGAACTCACGGTCCGCGTTGGAGATGGAGTTGCCGGTACCCAGCTGCTTGACGCGGGGCAGAACCAGTTCCTTCATCTGAGACTGGAACGTCTCAGTGTTGTTGATCTTGGAAGCGTCGCCGCCGAAAGTACTGACCAGAACCTTTCCCAATTCCAGCTGCGCCGGAGAGGTAAGATTGCCGTTGTACACGCCGGCCGGATCGTTGAGGGTGCGACGTGCCTGCTGAACGGTCTCGATGGTCTGCGCAATCGCCGGAGCGGCGGCAAACGAGTCTGTCAGCTGTTTGTCCAACGACTCCACCAACGTCTTGTCGGCCCCGCCCATCGGGTTATTGTTGATGGTAGTTGCGCCGGCCTTCTTGGCCTGCAACATCCAGTCGTTCATCGATAGTGGGTTGTTGTTGCCGCGCGACGCCTCGTTCTGAACATAAGCGTTGTAGTCTTGCTGATCAGTGGTGCCGCCAGTTCCAGCGGGGCCGATCTGCGCAACGGTAGTGCCGTTTGCTTTGTTGACGACGACCTTGGTGCCATCCTGCAGTTCGGTAATCTCGTTCTCCGGCTTCGCCGCCTCGGCCTTGAACTTATCGGCCTGCATGATGTAGTCATCAAGCTGCTCGTTATTGAACAGCAGATCGGCAGCCTCCGCCGAAAGGCCGTACTGCTCGGCAATACTGGGCAACGCCGCCCGCTGGGCTTCGAGCTTGCGCGCCGCCGCTTCCTTGTCCAGCTGAGCCTGCTGCATTTCCTGAATGCCGGTGATCATGCCGAACACGTCGGACGGACTCTCGTAGTCGCCGGTAGCCGCTTGCATGATTGAGGAGCGATTGGCGGGCTGCGCAAACGACGACGCCATGAGGCCGATACCGGTGTCGATGCGACGCTCCCGGCTCGACCGGTTCAGCAACTCGTCGTACAACTCTAGCAGCTGCGGCGTATCAG